GAGCAGGTAAGAACGGCTCCGAGATATCATGAACTTTTTCATGATAAGGTGGTCAAATACCACCATTCAGGAGCACCGAAGAACCGTTACCAGTGCCGTCGTAGAGAATCGTCGTAGAGGCCCCTGTTGAGGCCATAAACGAGTTCAACTCTGCGCAGACATTGGTAGCTTCCGTAATCGCTGCAAGTGCCCCGACGGGGATTACTGCAACGGTGTAGAAGCTGATCGTGACTGGTGTCGCCAAGTCGACTGTCGAGATGATAGTTTTATCAATCCGAGCAGCCGACCGACGAACCAGCTTGATCCCCTTACCGGTCTCTTGGTGTGAAACCTTGAGACGGTGAGGTAACGCAGGAGATTCGCCAACTTGGGCGTACTCATGCGAACGGCCTACGATTCCGAGGGACTGGAATTCAACTTCCGTACCCGCGGCGTTCTTCACTTCATTGGTGTTAAGTGTATTACTTAGCATACTTTGTTGTTTACTAAAGGCCCTGATGTTTGATTACATCAGGGTTGACGTGTGCGCGGTCTCCTGGAGAATACCAGGGCCGCCCCCAGACTGACCTCTGTTAGAGTCAGTCCGCTCGCCCGAAGCGAGGCCGGAGTCGGCATACATAAGGAACGGCGGTAAGCCGTTTCAGTGCATGTCGATGCCGGATTTGCTGCTGGCCCATTAAGTAAGTCGAAAGAGCATTCAATGCTCCGACTCCGCTTAACTGACCATAGGCATCTCCGTATGTTTACTACCGGTTCCAGTTGGCGTCGTTTGAAGGAATCTAGGAATTTTCCAACTCCTAGTATCCAATCAACAACGAACGTCCATCGTGTTGCGTTCCATATAATGGCGGGGTTCAAATTCACCCCAAGGCCATCCATGACCGCAAATAAAGCAGCATGCTGCTTTTGCACCTTGTCGAAGGAGTATTGAATCTCCATCTCCAAGTGGAACTTAGAAGGTGCGTAGGTGACCTTGCGATGAGACCTGGTTTGGCGGTTCAGCTGGTACTGGACTCCCTCAGGGGAGAATTCCAGTCCCGGCGAATGCCAATCAGTGCTCTCAAATGTAGGTTCACCTGCGTACTCGGCAAATCCAATAGTGGAATGCCTGGTATTAACCTTTTCGGCTTGGGCTAATAAACGCATAAGCTGCGCTTGGTAGCTTTTAAAGAGGCGTAAAGCCCCTTTAATGTCTGAGTATAACGGTTGCAGATTAAACTTCAGCTGAAGATAATCTGACGACCGCCTTCGGAGGATCTCACGGAAGGATAGGTTCTGGAAAGCAGCTCGTTGAAGGTTATTCAACGAGAGTAGCCTAGCCAGAATGCTGTCCATATGTGAGAATGTTTCCACGAGTGATTTGAAGTCTTTCAACTCAAGAATTGAGTTGATTAACGACAAATCTGGCCTAATACCTGGCAACAGCCGCTGAAATGCGGCCCCGAGTAATAGGTCTAGCTCTGGAGGGTCAGCGACAACTAAGTCGCCATCCACAGAGATAGAGAACATTGCAGGCATCCCAACAGTGGGATTACTAGCAACTCCGAATTGAGAACAGTTGAACATGTCTACAGTACGTTGGGGTTCTC